GCTGCTTCTGTTTCCATCACATCTTTCTTCATAGACATATCTGCATTATTAACTTTTTGTTTAATACCAGATTGTACTAATTGTCTTTCTAATGTTTCTATTGTTCCATTTCTATCTTTAACAATTTCATCTAATTGTTCTATTTGATTCCTTAATTGCATATAAACAGACTTACGTTTTATAATTGCTTCTTTATTTCTTACATCTGTTTCTGCTAACATAGCGACATCATCTATTAATCCAGATTGATACCACTTAAAATATTCTTCTAATAATGCCCATCTATTTAATGGCAATGTAGAACCACCTATTATTCTAACATCAAATCTTGCAGTAGAATAATCATTCCATTTTTTAACTGCATTTCCTAAATCATCAAATATAGGTATATTAATTTCTATAGAAGTTTCTTCATTTATATTATTTGGTTGAACAATTCTAAATACTTTATTTGCAATATAAGTATCTTGTGCCCAATCTTTGAATATAACTCCAAGATGTTCTAATGCAGGTTCTACAATATTTTGCATCCATGATTTAATTCTTCTTGTTCCAAACTCATCCATTTGCAAAAGGCCTCTATAAGTCTCTGGAGAAGAACTTGTATCTCCTTGCATTGATGAATAAACACCTGCTATATACTCCATATCCGATTTTGCATTTTGAGTAATTCCAAAAAATGCACTATTCAAAGGCATAGGTTGTACAGGAGTCGGAGCATTAAAACCAGACCGATACTTTAATAATGCGCCAGGAGCAGATGAATATCTTTCCCACTCTTCTTCTGGTACAGAACCTTCTTCATACATCCACCTAAGATTAGATGCTAAGTTTGCATTATGTATTAATATCTGATGTGCTTTATTTAATTCTTGTTGTTTTCCAACTAGTGGAGTTACTGCACTTTGAGGAAAAGGTGTTCCTGTGTATTGATAAACAAAAGGAACAATAGGATAATCTTTAATTGGTAATACCTCATCATACATTAACTTATTACCAACAACGATTGTTAATTTAATCCTACTTTCATAAAAGTCAACTGAATCTACAATATTAGCTGCTACTTTTTTATCTTTAATCATTATATCGTATTCAGATTTAGTAACAACACGATTTTCTATTCTAGATTCAGATTCTTTTAATTTATTAATTAAAATTATTTTTTGTTGCTCGACAGATTCAATTGCTTCTCTTCTCATTCTTTCAATTTCTAACTGAGCTCTTTGTTCAATCATTTCACCTTTTTCAACTGATTCTGCTATTTGCAATGCTTTTTCTTCTACCTGAACCATCATTTCTGATTCAAAATCTTTTAAGTCTACTTCAACTTGTTTTTCTATCTCTGCCATTTCTAACGGGCCTGGAGGCATATTTACAAATAGATTGACAAAAGAAACTTGTTCTTTACTATAACACTCATAGTAATCTATAATATCATCTTCATCGCCTTTTGAATTATAGGATTCTCCATGAGTATCAGATGGAAATATAATATCTGTTTCTAAAGAATCTCTTTCTGAATAATCATATTGTCCAGCAGTGTTACTACTTGCAGTATTTATTTGTCTTGATTTATCTGGAAATAAACCTTTTACTTGTTCTCTTGGTAAGTCTTTTCGTATAACAACATAACTAGCATCTCTAAATAAAAAGTCTCTAGATGTAGGGTCTGGGTATACATCAAATGGCTCTACTCTTTTAAAGATAACTTCTCCTAATCCTCTGTCTTGATTAGGGTCTACGTCTACTTGCATATATCCTACTCCCTTTACAAGAGAGTCTTGGATTACTTGAGCATAAATACTATCTCCATTAGAATTATACCAACAATAATCTGCAATATCAGAATGAACTGCAGCTACATCTGCATCACTTCCATCTGCTCCTACAGCTTGCCATCTTGGAGTATTTGCAGTTGCAAAAAATTTCATCATTTCAATAACAGGAGTAATCCTATTAACTGTAAAGTTTGGCATGCCTGCACTTTTTAAAGCATCTTGTTCGTCTTCTGTAAGTTGTTCTCCTAGAAAAAACTCATAAGATTTTTGTGCTATAAATTCCCATTTAGCTCTATTAGAACCATTTGCCTTATTATATAAATCATGTACTTGGTCAACTACTTTTTTATTTCCTCTAGCCATTATCCTCTAATCTCCACATGAACTAAATCGTCAAATCCATTGTCTTTTACTTCGCCATCTGAATCCCAGTCGCCGCCCCAGCGAATATTAACTCCAAGCTGTTGTCCAATGCCTCGAACCATTCCACCCATATAGTGAAACCTTTCTCTGTCTTCCCAGTCAATTGGATAGGGAGCTAAATCAACTGCTTTACCTTCTAAATGCTTTGAATACTTTGTTTTAGATTTTCCTTGCGCCAACAATTCCATTTGTCTAGCCTCAGTTCTGAGTCCTTCAATAATAGTAACATCCATTATCTTTACGAGCTCATTTAAAACATTTACAAGTTCAGGTTTAACTCCCTTTAATCTTTCTTTTGACCTCTTTCCAAATCTAGGCATTTCTCTTCCTTTGCTTTTGTGAATATAAATTATCTATTTTTCTTTTTGCATGAAATTTATTATGTGGCATAAAACTTTGCCAATATGATTTTTTAGGGCCAGCATCATCAAATCCTTGTACCCCTAGCTCTCCTTTTGTTTTCATTGACATCTTACCTGTGCTTTTAGGTAATGATATATCATGAGTGCTTTTTGTTGCCATTACGCAGTTATCCAGTTCTTAGCTTTTCTTATTGTCTTAACCCAATCATTCCTCTTTCCCTTCTTCATATTAGGTGGAAAAGAGTGTTTACAAGCATAATAAAGACTTTCTATTGTGTCATCATGTGACATTTTAGGCCCGAATGTAATGATTTCATGCGATAAATCAAAGTGAGAGTCTCTAATATGTACCAAACCCATCGAAAATCTGCTCGAAAGTCCACTATAGATGCGATTAAGTTTGTTTGAACCACCCGGTTTCTCTGGTATAACGGCAATACTGAACTTATTTAACCTTCTTCTTTCATCATTTAATGCTTGGAATATACTTCTATTCATAGCAACATCTTCAACCGTAGCAGATGTACAATGATATTTTTCATATAATTCTATAATAATATCTACAACACCTTTCTTTCCTATTATATTTCCTTCAAAATCTTTACTACCAATAGTTGGAATAGCTCGATGTCTTTCATATTCTAATACATATACATTACTATCTGGGTCAATTGCAATAACCATTATAACAGAAAAGTCAGATGTTTTCGTATCAATGTCTGTAGCAGGGTCACAACCTATAAATATATTAACTGGTATTTCTTGTCCATCTTTTATAATTAAGTTTATACCATCTCGATGTTCATAAGTTCCAGTCCAATATTTTAAATTTTTTCTAGTCCATACAGAATCATCTTCAGATTGTACTTCCATCATATACTCTTGATAGAACTTTGTACTTTGTCCAGAGTCTATATAGAACTTTTTCTTTTCTTCTAATTTCTTTTTATTAAAAAATGATGACCATAATGATTCACCACTGGGTAAGATTGCTTTATATGTAATCAGTTTCCAAGCAAATTCCTTATTATCTTTTTTAGCTTTTGCATGGTTATTAAGAAGATTGTTAATAAAAGAGTCATAATGTACAGGAGTACCATTAATACGAAGACGACCAGTATGGGGCTCAATAGCAGGATATACAACAGCGGTAACAAGATTAGCATTTTTATCTCTAGACTCTTGAGTAAGTGTGTTTGCTTCGTGTTCGAAGTCATCGAGGATGATGAGGTCATATCGTTTATGGAGCTTTGCTCCACCCCGTATCCCAGAGACATTACTCTTGGAAATGAGTTTACATCCATTTGTTAACTCTATATCTTCTTCTGTCCATTTCTTTCCTTTAAGATTACCAAAATAGTATTTAATCCTATCATTAAATTCAAGATGATGCTTGATATAATCCATATTGCCCACAGATAGCTTTTGTGTAGCTGATACCCAAGCATAGAATAAAAAGTTTTCTTCATCATTGCAAAATACAAAATCTTTTAGTATAGATGCTTTAGTTAAAACTGTTTTTCCATGTCCTCTAGGAATAATAATTGCAAGTTGTTTACAATCTTTATTGTCAATAGAGTCTGCCATTTCATAATGAAAAAATGGAGTTTCACTACGCATAAAATCATCAGGTAGAAATAACTTGCCAAAAGCAATTAAATCATTATGAGCTAATTTAAGAGCTTCTTCTGCTTCTGAAACATTCTGTGTATTTATATTTGCCATCTATAATAAATTTCATTTGTTCATAAGATTTGGAACTATTTCCATCTTTATGATGTATATGTTGGTTAGGCCCTTTATTAGCTAAATGCCAATATGCAAGACTAGGAATTAAAATGATTTCGTTTTCTTTTTCTGTTTTTTCCATTCGTTTCTCTTATATTCTAAAAATTTAGCACCTTCATAGGGATTAAAGATAGTAGTAATTAATCTGTTATCATCATCGTCATAATAAGGGTCTATTATGGTAACGGGGGCATTAAAGATATTTTTATCATCTAATCCTAGTTTATCTGCATAACTATCCATTATTTTAAATGATGCTACTTGAATTGCATGACTAATTAATCCACTAGCTGCATCTTTTAATACTTGATAACCTGACACATGAGTATGTCCACAAGTTAGGATATGGTCTTTCCATCCCATCTGAGCTGCTTTTGCTACGCCATGAGCTGTATTCCACATACTATTTCCTTTAAACATATGACGAGCATTAATACGAATTTCTTTTCCATTGGGAAATGTTAAATTTAATCTTGCTCCCCATTGTTCATAAATACCACTATGTTCTCTCATTATAAATTCTAATGGGTCACCATCACCACTCCATACATCATGATTACCAGCTACTAAGTATAACCATTCTACTTGATTAACAAAGTGTTCTGTTAATCTCCATGATTCTTTAGCTGAAGTAGATTGCTGTCCATATAATGCTTGTAGTCTACCTATCCAGTTATTTTGTATATCACCTAGATTCCCACCAAACAGTCCATCTGTTTTATTTACTAAGTTACACAAAGCATATATTTCTGCTAAATCAGTGCCATCATCATCTACATGGGGGTCACCAAAGTGAAGTATCCCTATTGGGCCCATTTGATTGATTTTTATATTTATTAATTTTTTAGATTTTTTTGCTTTTAATTTTTGGCTATATTGCTTTTTTCTATGTTCTATTATATCATCAATAGGAAGATGTTCTATTTCTTCTAATTCTTCTAATTCAAATGGAGCTTTTTCTGCTACTATTGGTGAGATTGTTTTCCCATTACAACCATAACACATC